ATACATTTGCAATAGCTTTAGAATCTAGTTTAAATACTGAAGTAAAATTAATTGAAGCAATTATTCTTTAAGGATTAGAAATGGCAGGATCAGGAACCACAGCCCTTGCAAGCGATGTCTATAACCCGTATGGCACCGGCGTTGGTATTATGGGTACAGGATCATTAAGCAGGGGTTATGGACAATCAACTTTTGGTGTTACAAAAAATGTAGGCGATACGATCTCAGCAAATGATTTTAACAATATTCGTTATGACTTATTAAATGCAAGTGCCCATCAAAATGGATCTGCCACCGCCCTTACTCTAGCAGGCAATGTTACTGGACAATTAATTAATTCTACTGATCCTAATTCTTTTGCTTCTTATTCGTCTACAATAGACGGAGACAGATTTAATTGTCATAGTTCTAGAAAAACAACTACCGCTGCTGGAAGTAATTCTAGGACAAGTTCTTGGGCTAGTGCTGTTTCTGCTACCTATGCTCTTAATTTTTCTAATGCAGATCAAGCTAGATATTTTTGGAACGGTGGCGGCCGAATTAGGTTCGCTAGTTCTAGGACCGGTGGAGCAGCCAGCGCACAAAATACAGCTTGGAGTAATCTTCTTTCTTCTGCAGGCACGCAGGAATTTGGTGGCGCAGCAGTCTATGGTTGGGGAACAGGTTCTACAGCATTGTACTCGATTTATTCAAGTGCTCCGTATGCATCAAATAACTATGCTATTTCAGTGGCGTTAAATGCAGCTATAGGATCAGCCACAACTTTTAATTTTGCATTATCGTGGAATGATCCTTATGTTGACCCAATGCCTGGTGCTCCACCGTTGCCAGAAGACATTGTAGATGGCACATTAGCTTATTCAGTTGAATTGACTTATCCTACCGGTGGCCACGCACTTACCCCGAGCGGTACATGGACCAGTTATACATGGTCATCTTATTCAGCAGGCGCAATAACAGGCGGATAATATTTTGGACTCCTAGACTAGCTGGTAAATAATCAGCTATGTTTATTCGGAGATTCCATGGACAAAAGATTATCTAAAGCTCTAGAGTTTGCCAATTATCGACAAACTCTCGCTATTCAGAGAAAAACTCTTAAAGAAAAAATCAACGCAAAGTTGACCTACGGTCATGCTGGCGGCCTATTCAAAATCAATCGCGAACTCATTGTATTTGTTCAGATGTTAATTGATCAAGGCCGTACCGAAAATGTACCGTTTGTTGACGAAAACGGAAATCCAGTACTCGTAGCTGACCTACAGACTTTTAAAGATGAAATCATAGATAGGTATTTTACCGCTACCTACGAATACTATGAAGATTATCAAAAAATTAAATCAAGTAGATCTGTTGAAAAGTTATTGGATGTATGACCAAAGGCGTACTAATATTTGCTCACAACAGTCCTGATATTGATTATGGTTTAATGGCCATAATTGCAGGCGGCCTTGCCAAAAAGAATTTAGGTGTTCCTGTAAGTCTTGTAACTGACTTAGGCACAATATCTTGGTTAGAAGAGTCAGGCACATTGATTAAAGCACAAGAAGTCTTTGATCAAATTATAGAAGTTAACAGACCTTACACTAAGAATGTGAGAAATCTACACGATGGATTTGAAAGCAAAATTATTCCATTTGTAAATTCAAATAGATACAGCGTTTGGGAACTTAGCCCCTATGACCAAACCTTGCTGATAGACAGCGACTATTTAATCTTTTCTAACAAATTAAATGAGTATTGGTCAGTAGATGCTCCAGTGATAATGGGTCACAGTATGACAGACCTTACCGGAGAGCGTGGCGGCGTACTAGATAGTCGAGTAAGTGAAACTGGTATCCACATGTTTTGGGCAACTACTGTGATGTTTGATAAAAGTGTTGAAAGTCAATTCTTTTTTAAACTGGTAGATTTTGTCAAAGACAACTATGTTTATTATGCTGACCTATTCCGATTTAATCCTAAACAGTTTAGAAATGACATTGCCTTTAGTGTTGCTAAACACATTATGAACGGATTTGAAACAGAATTTGCCTACACACTTCCGTCTATCCTTACTGTTTTTGACAAAGATATTTTACATAGTGTTGACAACAATAAACTGACTTTTTTAGTTAGTCAGCCACAGGATGTCTCTGCTTTTTGGGCTGCTACAACTAAGGGTACTGATGTTCATATTATGAATAAACAAAGCATAATCAGAAACGCTGACAGTCTTCTGGAGTTAATATGAACTTTGGTTATTTGATATTTGTAGCAGCCCATCCTGATATTGACTATCTTAAACTAGCCTATGCTCTGGCCTTAAGTATTAAAAACACACAAAAACAAGGTTACGATCGAGTAGCTTTGGTTATTAACGACAAATCACCAGTTGATAAATTAAAAAGTCCTTGGGTATTTGATAAGGTTATAGAATGGCCCGAACAAAAGTTTTGGGATGGCCGTTCGTGGATGGATGAAATAACTCCTTGGGAGCACACCGTTTGTCTAGATGCAGATATGCTGTTCCTTAGAGATTACAGCCACTGGATTGATTATTTTATAGAAAACACAGAATTATATGTAGCTAATCGTGCTTACACATTTAGAGGTGAAGTAGTTACCAGTGATGCTTATCGTAAAGCATTTACCAAAAACGATCTGCCCAATTTATATTCAATGTGGACTTTTTTTAAAAAAGAATGTAGACATGAATTTTTTGAATTAGCCCGACAGATTTTTATTAACCCTCAGGAATTTAAAAATCTCTATTTAAATAATCACATACCTAAAGTCATAGGAACAGACGAAGCCTTTGCGTTGTCGGCCAAGCTTCTAGACATTGACTGCGAAATAGCCTACCCTTTAGATTTTCCAAGAGTAGTACATTTAAAACCACAGGTACAAAACTGGCCGTGGGATGCTGATCGGGTGACCGATCATGTAGGGTTTTATCTTAAGAGCAACGGCAGTTTAAAAATTGGTAATTACCAACAGACTGATATAATTCATTATGTTGAAAAGGATATTATTACAGATGAATTAATCAGTATCCTAGAGGAGATAGTATGGAAGAACACCTAGATCTAGCACCTTTTGACGAATGGATTAAAACCATTGAAGTACCTGAAGAAACTTATTTCTTTGAATTTGATAATGAAGGAAATGTTATAGCATTGCATCCAGGTTTTTCTGTTAATAATATTAAAAATAAAATACAAGTAGAGTTAGATATTGCATTAGGAATATACGAAAGAGGCGACACCTTAAGACATTATAAAGTAGATATAGTTTCTGGAAAACTCATTAAGGTAAATCTTGCCTCAATTACTGGTCTTAATAAGATTGACGATGTGTTACACAGAGTTGTTGATAAACGTTGGAGCAATATTACAAAACCTGACATAGCTATAGAATACCATAGGCAAGAACTGGTACTGACATTTAAAATTAATCCTTTATTAAAAACTATAGAATGGCAAGGAGATCAAGATATGATATTTTTAATAACTGAGTATAATGATCCTAATGTATTAAAAGAAATGATTAGTTTTAATGTTAACGAATTAGTAAAGTATCCACATCGTTTTAAATTAGAGCTATCTCAAAAGTTTAGCATTTATACAAGAAGAATTTTTGACAAGTATACATATGAAGACATTAGAACTTGATATAGTTTTTTTAAGTTATGACGAACCAAACGCTGACCAGCATTATGCTGATTTGTGTAATAAGGTACCTTGGGCTAAACGTGTACACGGAGTTAAAGGTAGTGATGCCGCACATAAAGCCGCAGCAGAAACCAGCGAAACAGAATGGGTTATTACTGTTGATGCTGATAACATTGTAGACAATAGATTTTTTAATTTGGAATTTGATCCTAACAATAAAAATATACAAGTTTATAGTTGGCTGGCCAGAAATCGCATTAACGGATTGCTTTATGGAAACGGTGGCCTAAAGATATGGCGCAAAGATTTTATCCTAAACATGAAAACACACGAAGCTAGCGATAGCGATCGTGGCCAGGTAGATTTTTGTTGGGAAGATGGTTATAAACAGTTTTCTGAATGTTACAGTGAAACTGTTATTACAGGAAGCCCATTTCAGGCATGGAGAGCAGGCTTTCGAGAGGGTGTTAAAATGACTCTATTAGATGGAGTTCGAGTTCCTGCAGATGAAATTCGAGAACGTATATGGTGGCATAATCTTCATAGATTAAAAATTTGGTCGACAGTTGGAGCACATGAAGAAAACGGTTTATATGCTATCCATGGAGCAAGGTTAGGACAGTGGATGACCAATTGCACTAAATGGAACTATGTTGATGTACGAGACTTTGAAATATTAAAAAACATATATGAACAAAACGTTGATCATAGAAAACTAGAGCATGACATACAGGATCTAGGAGAGAAAATTAAACAAGGAATGGGATTTGATTATCCTTATTTAGATGTTGATCAAAGCAAGTACACATTAGACCTGTACGAAGAAACAATTAAACTTACAAATACATACCTAAGATGATCTACGATATTTTTTATGTAAGCAAAAAAACCATTAGCGATATTGAATGGAAAAAGTTTTGTGAACGGTTTCCCTCAGCTCAAAAAATTGAAAATGTAAACTCTATTGATGATCTTAAAAAGAAATCATTTACTAAATTCTTTTGGCTGGTTTGGGACGATGTTGTAATTGTTGATGATTTTGCATTTGATTATCGTGTAGATAAATGGGACGAAGATTATGCACATGTATTTAAAAACAGTTGCAACGGAACTGAATCGTATATTTCTGGCGTAGCACTAATACCTAAAAAAGCAAATATTCTTAAAAAAGAATTTGATTTTAAATTTTATGTTAATAAAAAAGAAATTGATGTTGTTGCTAGTAAGTATCAATACCCTATTAGATATATTAGTACCTATGATGAATATTTAAATCTAATAAATGAAAAATCAAAATCTATGTTTTGGTGTGTGTGGCCAGACATTGAACTTGTAGATGACAGCATTTTTGATTTTTACTTTGATCCTAATGATGGAAAATACAACTATGATCGAAGTGAAAATCATGTGTATAAAAATTCATGCAATGGGGTTGAATCTTATCTAAGCGGAGTTATACTGTTTTCAACAGAAAAAACAATAAGCAAAAGAGAATTTAATCGCAGATTCTTAGTAGATAAAAAAGAACATGACCTAGTAGTTAGCAAGTACCGATATCCACGATATGTTATACATAGCTATCAAGAATATCAAGATATTTTAAAAAATGAAACTCAACAGATGTTTTGGTGCGTTTGGCCAGACATTGAACTTGTAGATGACAGCATTTTTGATTTTTACTTTGATCCTAATGATGGAAAATACAACTATGATCGAAGTATAACTCACATGTTTAAAAATGGGGATTTCTACGACGGGCTTATGTTAATGAGCAGATCTAAAACACTAACAGCTAAAGAATTTAATTATCGATTTCCAGTTGAAAAGAAAGAATGGAATATACAAGTATCAATACCTGTTCCTTTTGAGATTTTTCAAATAAACACGTTTGAAGATTATATTACAACATTACAAAATACTAAAACAGAAATGTTTTGGGTAATCCGTAATGATGTTGTGTTAGATAAAGATTTTGATTTTAATAGTTATTATGTTCCTGTGTATGATCATTTTCATAGAAACATAACTCACGTATTTAAAAATGGAGATTGGTACGACGGTGTTGTATTATATTCTAAAAATTCCCCTATTACTAAAAAAGAGTTTGATCATAGATTTCCTATAGAAAAAAAACAACACAACATTGTAGTTAGTAATCCTAAACCGTTTGATATAGTTTTTATTAGTTACAACGAAACTAACGCAGACAAAAATTTTAAAAGATTAACAGATAGGTTTCCTAGAGCCAAGAGAATAGATGGTGTAAAAGGAATTCATAATGCTCATATTGAAGCAGCAAAGATTGCTACAACAGATATGTTTTGGGTAGTTGATGCAGATGCTATTATTATTAAAGATTTTAACTTTGAAATAGATTACATTCCTTATTACAATAGAAACGAAAAAGACATTTTTCTTGACACGGTACACGTTTGGAAAAGTTTAAATTTAGTTAACGGATTACTCTATGGTTACGGAGGAGTAAAGTTGCTTCCTAAAAAATTAATCCTTAACATGGATACCAATACCACAGATATGACTACAAGTTTAAGTAAAAATTTTAAAGTTATGCCTTCGGTTTCTAATGTAACTGAATTCAATACAGATGCATTTAGCACATGGAGGAGCGCATTTCGAGAATGTGTTAAATTATCCAGTAAAGTAATTGATCAACAATATGATTTAGAAACTGAAGAAAGATTAATAGCTTGGTGTTCACGAGGAGAAGATAAACCGTTTGGCACATACTCTATCGCTGGAGCAAAAGCAGGAAAGAAATATGGCGAAGACAATATTAATAATAAAGAAAAATTATCATTAATAAACAATTTTAATTGGTTAGAAGAAGAATTTTTAAAATGGAAAACAATCAATGAATGATAGCAATAGCTTAGAAAGAATTAAAAAATTCATACCAATTATGAACGAAATTTCGCCTACTTTCTGTATGGCTAAATGGCATCATACTACAATATATCTACAGACGGGAGAAACACACAGTTGCTATCATCCCCGTCCCCATAAAATTCCTTTAAATGAAATTGCAATTGATCCTAGTGCATTGCATAATACAGAACAAAAAAAGTTAGAACGATTAGAAATGCTCAACGGAGAAAAACCTAGCGGTTGTCAATATTGCTGGAATATTGAAACATTAGGTGAAGACTATATTAGTGATCGAAAAGAACGTAACAGTTCAATATATAGACCTGATCGATTTGAACAAATCAAAAACGGTGATTGGAATCAAAATATAAATCCTGAATATATTGAAGTTAGCTTTGGTAATGAGTGCAATTTTAAATGTGGATACTGTCATCCTAAACATAGCAGTGCATACTATAAAGAGATTAAAGATTTTGGGCCGTATGATATGGTCAAGAATCATCGCAATGACATTGATTGGTTTAAAGTCTATGAAGAAGAAACTAACCCCTATGTTGAAGCCTGGTGGCGTTGGTGGCCAGAAGTTAGTAAAACTCTAAACATCTTACGCATTACAGGGGGCGAACCACTGTTACAACAAAGTACCTGGCGGCTATTAGAAGACTTAGATAAAAATCCTAAACCTAATTTAGAGGTAAACATTAATAGTAATTTTGGAATAAAACCTATTCTAATGGAAAGACTAGTAGAACGAGTGAATAAGTTATTAAGTGAAAAGAAAATTAAAACATTTAAAATGTTTACTAGTTTAGATACTTGGGGAAAACCTGCTGAGTATATTCGTACAGGCTTGAATTTAGAAGTATGGGAACAAAATTTTCATACCTATATGTCAAAAACAAACCTGCCGTTAACTTTTATGATTACGTTTAATATTTTAACAGTTACTAATTTTCAAGATTTGCTTGAAAAATTTTTAGAATGGAGAAAAATATATAAACACCAATCATGGGCCACAGTACGATTTGATACTCCATATTTAAAAGAACCGTTGCAATATGATATGAATATCTTACCTAAAGACAAATTTATGCCATATATGTATGCCCATTTAGAATTTATTAAAAACAATATCGATGATAAAAATGTTGAAAAATTTAATAGTTTAGAATATGAAAAATTTAGGCGTGTAGTTGATTACATGGAATCTACTGTTTATTCTAAGGAAAAATTAAAAGAAGGACGTCGTGATTTTTATAATTGGTTCACAGAATATGATCGCAGACGAGGCACAGATTTTGTCTCTATATTTCCAAAAATGATAGAATTTTATAACAGTTGCAAAGATGAATAAAAAATTAAATCTAGTATATGAATGGATAGGGCCCAACGGCCCCATAACTAACAATAGGATTCCTACTATATCTGACCTAATGGAAGCATCAGTAGATTATCATTTCCCCCAAGTAAAGGGAGACCTATTTCAAAAACCGCATTTTCATTCTAGGATTCTTAATTCTAGAATATCTCCAACTTATAAATTACCTGACGAAGTGTTTTTATACGAATTAAATTGGACCAATTTTCATTATAGAGATAAATTCCATAATTTTCACAATTCTGACGGCCTCTTTGATAATAATCAAATACATTTTAACGTTTTAGAACGCATAAGAAATAAAACTGCTTACTTCTTAGTAACACTATTCTATGAAGGATACATGGACGACGAATTTTTAAATCATCTATCTGATTATTTTATATCTAAAGGTCTTCCATTGACACAGGTAATCTATCTAAGTAATTGTTACAACGGTACTGAAGTATATGAAGATTATTGTCGTAGAAATCACAAACTGCCTGAGATACAAATGGAATATTTTCCAGTGTTTAGAATTGATAAATGTAATGTTGGCCCAGCAATAAAAAACTCGTTAATATTAAAATATCAACCCGGACCCCGTAAAAAAACATTCTTGTGTTTTAATAGAAGATATAATGATCATCGACTAATGTTGTACCTAGCAATGGTGCAATATGGTTTAATCAATCAATGTTACTATAGTATGGATAAAACTCAACCAGAAGCTAATAGATCATTTGTTGAAAATTGCAAATATCTTTTAACTCGATTTTCAGATATGGAGTTAACTAGCGAGGATGTGTTAGCCGCAGATAAATTATTACCATTGGTATTAGATAATCCTAATTTTAGTCGATACCCTATGGAGGATAGTGTTGATCCTGTACAACATCTTTACAACGATTCTTTAATTAATATTGTTACTGAAACATATTTCTTTAATAAAATTATACATATTACAGAAAAAACATATAAACCTATCGCCTTTATGCAGCCTTTTATATTATTAGGAGCTGCCGGAAGTTTACAACATGTAAAAGATATGGGATTTAAAACTTTTGGAGAATTTTGGGACGAAAGTTACGACCTTGAAAAAGACGATAAACTGCGTTTTAAAATGATTATGAATACTATTACATCAATTGCCAGTTGGCCTGATCATGTAAAGATTGATTTTACCTATGCGGTTAAAAATATTGTTGACTACAATGTAGCTCATTTAAATACAATGCAGGACATTGAGATAGATGACTTTGTGGAAAAATATGGAATATGATGCTATGATGACTGTTCCTGAAATAATTTTCTTAAAAGAAATAGTTTCAGGTATTCCTCCAGATTCAATAGTATTTGAAATAGGAACAGCAGTTGGCGGATCGGCAACAATAATGGCTCTAGCTAATCCTAACATTAAAATTTATACAGTTGATTTATTTTCAGTTAACGGAGAAAGCACGGATCTAGTAAACATTGAATATAAAAGAGTTAAAGATATATTGTCTAAGTATAATAATGTAGAAGTGTTGTGCGGTAATGCACGGTCCGATTTTAACGATTGGAACACAGAAATAGATTTATATTTTGAAGACGGTACACATTTTGATCCTGTATTACATGATAATCTTAATCGTTGGTCTTCATTTATAAAAATAGGCGGGTTGTTGTTAATACATGATCACAATGAATTTTGTCCTGATGTAGAAAAAAATATACAGCAACTGGTTAAATTAAATAACTTTGAAATGGTAAAAACAGTTGGATCTTTAACAATGTTAAAGAAAAAGGAAAAATAATGAAAAAAGTATTAGTATGCGGAGCTGGTGGGTTTATCGGAACTCATTTAGTAACTAGTTTAAAGCAGCAAGGATATTATGTTATAGGTGCTGATTTAAAATATCCTTCATTTAGTAAAACAGATGCAGACGAATTTCACATTGTTGATCTCCGTAATCAAGACGATGTTGCTAAAGTTGTAATAGAAGAACTTTGGTGTATCTATCAACTAGCAGCAGATATGGGTGGTGCAGGGTTTATTAGCACCGGCGATAACGATGCTGATATCATGCACAATAGTGCCACAATAAATCTTAATATTCTCAATGAGATGGTTAAGAAAAAAGTATTTAAAGTTTTTTATACCAGCAGCGCCTGTGTGTACCCCGAATATAATCAATTAGATCCCAACAACCCTCTGTGCAGCGAAGAAAGTGCATATCCTGCAGAACCAGACAGCGAGTATGGTTGGGAAAAACTATTCAGTGAACGCCTATACCTAAGCTATGCTAGAAATTATCATTTTATTGTTCGTATTGCTAGACTACACAATGTATTCGGACCACTTGGATCTTGGTGTGATGGTAGAGAAAAAGCACCAGCAGCACTTTGCCGCAAGATAATTGAAAGTACAGGCGAAGTAGAAGTTTGGGGGCCGGGTAATCAAACTAGAAGTTTTATGTACATTGACGAATGCATTGAAGGTATACATAAAATAGTTAACGGAGAAACTCAAGGACCTCTTAATCTTGGCAGTGAAAGAATGATTAACATTAATGATCTTGTAATGTTAATTGCTAAGATTGCCGGAAAAAATATTTCAATTAAAAACATTGCAGGTCCTCAAGGAGTAATGGGTCGCAATAGCCATAATGATTATATCAAAGGCGTATTAGGGTGGGCCCCCGCTGACACACTAGAGTACGGACTAGAAAAGACCTATGCCTGGATTAAAAGTCAAAAAAAGATTTTTAGTAAAACAGGCAAGGTCTATGATCTAAAAGTAAACAAAAATATTGTGGCCCCATTATCCGAGTGCGAATGTGCGCCCGATACAATTTACTATTTCCATTATTATTATGATTTACATGAAGGCGTTGGCCTAATAGACAGTATGGAAGATAAACATTGGGATCATCTACGAACAGATCCCACTGCTAGATTTATCTACGAAAATTGCAACGAAACATTTACATATAAACTAGCACACGATATCAAACAAGTAATTGTAGAAAAAAACATTCATCCAGCAAAGCTGTATATAATTGTCATGGACGAAGTTCATAGGAAATTCTTAACTGATAGACTAACTGAACTAGCAGTCTACGGAGTTAATATTGGAGTGTTTAACGATCTATTGGCAAAAACACAGATACACGATAATCAACACACTGAACACAAATTCAGTATGCTAAGTAGAAATTATCGTCCTTGGAGACTGCACCTATATGCTAAACTGGCGCAGCAGGATCTATTAAAAGACTTCAGATATAGTTTTTACAACATATTCCCCTATGGTGAAGTTAGATACTTTGACAAAGACACAATGACCAAAGATCTAACGGCACTGAATTTTAAAATAGATTCCACGGTAGACACTTGGTTATCCGGAGTGCCTTATGCACTAGATGTTAACGACAATGTTCTAAACAAATGGGGTGATGTAACCTACGATGCAATCCTAAACGCAGATTTTCATATTCTAGTAGAAACACACTACGATGTGTCTTATTATGTAGATATCAGTAAGGGCAAGTTAAGAGATCTAGCGCCAAGCAGTATAACAGAAAAAACCAATAAGCCCATTGCCTGCGGCAAGCCCTTTATTGCATTTTCTACAGCATACTTCTTAGAAGACTTCCGTAGTCTAGGATTTAAAACATTTAGTCCATATATAAACGAATCATACGATCTCGAAGAAGATAATCACAAAAGACTGAGTATGATAGTTGCAGAAATAAAAAGAATATCAGAATTACCAAAAGATCAATACGACGATCTGTTGTTTAATTGTCGTTTAATCGCAACTAAAAACCGTGAAATATTGCTTTCTAAGAAAGACAATAAATCACACAATACATCGTTTGAATTTTTAAGGAGTCATTTTGAGCCACAGTCAAATATACAAATTCTTTAATGAATTGAATCAGCATTACAGCCCTGCCGAATTAGCAGTAAGCCATGCTGCGGGTTCTCCAGTTCCTTATACGATCATAGACAATTTTCTACCAGAAGAACTATTCAACACCTTGAGTTTTGAAGTTGATTTCCTTCAGGAAACTGATTGGACTGTGTTCAGCAACGGAACAAGTTATAGAAAAGAGTGTAGGAACTTTACCAGCACTCCTAGAATACAGTCAATGGCCTACAGTTTTCAAGGAGCCCAATTTCTCAACTGGATAGAGCAGCTGACAGGCATTGACAAACTAGTAGGTGATCCACACTATCGTGGCGGCGGTATTACTCGGGTATCTAGCGGAAACAGCCTGGGTCTGCATAATGACTTCAATTGGAATGAGCAGCTTAGACTTACCCGTCGTGTTAATATAATATTGTATATGAATTCTGAATGGGACGATAGTTGGGGCGGCGATCTAGAATTTTGGGATTTTGATAAAACTCAATGTCTAGTTAAAATTGCACCCAAGCCTAACAGATTAGCTATTTGGAATTATGATGAACGCCTAATACACGGACACCCTAATCCTTTAACTTGCCCTGAAAATGTAACAAGACAAAATTTTATTCAGTTTTATTATAGTAGTAATGCTACGCATGAAACTCCCCCGCATCGTAGTCAATTTATATAATGTCAAACTTTCATCTTAATGCTCAACCTTACTTAGAACAGCTGTCTTATAATAAAGACACAGATATAATATTAGAAATAGGCAGCGACCGCGACGAAGGGTCAACACCGTTTTTTAATGGATTGTCTGTGGGAACAGAATTACCTTTTTATACTGTTGACATTGTTGACGAAGTTAAACATAAATTTACTCATCTAGAAAACATAAGATGGGAAATTAGAGACGGCGCTACCTGGGCTAAAGAAGTTCTGCCAACATTAAATAAAAAAATAAAAGTTTTATATTTAGACAACTATGATTGGTCTAATCCAGGACTTAATGCTGACAGGATCAAAGAACAGTATATCAAATATAATATTCAATGGTCAAATTTAGGCAGTCAGGTTGAACATCTTAAACAAATGATCAATTGTTTACCCTATATGGCAGAACAATCTTTGATTATCTGTGACGATACACCGTATGTTGAGTCTGCAGGAATATACATAGGTAAGTCTGGCGCGGTAGTTCCCTTTTTATTGATTCATAATTACAAAATAGTCTATTCGGGCAATAATGGAGTTATACTTTCTAGAGGATTATAATGCTTTGTTATTTTGATGATTGCAACAACGTTAATCTTTCTTATATAGAACAAATTAACAATGTAAGAACCCTACAGGAATTAAAAGAAAGTTTATTGAAGTCAGATTTTACACCTGTATATTCTGATAGCTATGATTCTCCAGGAATATATCTAATTGAAGTTAGCAAAATACCTAGTCTTTGGTGTGCAAAAATATCGAAGCCTAGTTCAAATATTTTATTAGATATTCGAAGTAAAGTTATTTCTGCTGTTAAAAATAAAAAATTAAGAATTGTTATTTTGTCAATTGTAGAGGGAGACAATTTTACCAAAGAAGATTTTGATGGGTTCTTGCATTTGCACAATACTGTTAAACTATTAAGGTTGCCAAAACACGGACTACTAATAATTTCCGGTAACTTGAATGCAAGACAACAATATGCAGACTGGTGTAATCAACATAATCAAGATGAACTAATAGAATTTCAAGAAGGAATCGAGTGGGACGGAAAAACTTCAAACAATTCTGTACATTTAACACAGCCTGTTACTATAAAAGATCATTGCTTACCTTTTAATAGTTTAAACCGTGCTCATAGAAATCATAGAACAGAACATCTATATTTTCTTGCTGAGAATAAATTACAAGGTCTAGTAAGCGGTGGAGCTTGGTTTAGTACACACAGTATTGATACACCGATATACCAAACAGTAGAATACAATCATTATAAATCTGTATTAACAGCTAACTATCCCAAGACTGTAGATGTAGCGGATCTAGTGAACCAAGTACCAAACTTAATTAACAATCTTGAAATATATGAAAATAGTCAACTAACAGTTGTAACTGAAAGTCATTTTAATCAAACAGGCGGATTGTTTATTACTGAAAAAACATTTAGACCGTTATTAGTAGGTCATCCCTTTGTGATATTAGGGCAAAGCGGCACTTTAAGAAAATTAAGAAGCTGGGGATTTATAACTGACTTTGCCGGCCTTGATCAAAGTTATGATGATATTGCCGATGACAGCGACCGATTTTTACAGTTTCACCAATCTTTAAGAAATTGGTGTGTGCAAGATCCTGAAATTAGACGAACTGCAATTTATAAATGGAATAACACGATCAAACATAATTTCTATCATTATAAAACTTTAGATTTTAAAAAAATTATGTTTGATCGTGTTATTGACTCAACAGAATCATATTTCATAAAAGATTTTTAGAACTTTCCTGGATGTCGTTTTTTAAACGTTCTACATCCATTTGAAAATCTATCTTTTTAATATCATTCCTATACTCCTGAAATATATTCAAGAGCTTGTTAGCAATTTCGTCAGCCTCGGCGTTTGCCAATTGCTCTTGAACATTGATTTCCCATATCCGACCATTAGTAAATTCTAACCGCAAAAGTATCAGATAGGCTACAGGCATTGTATTCATGTAGAGGTCCTCAAAGACCTCTGGCCATTCTTTAACCAAATGTCTGGGCGGTTTGAATAATGCCTTAGACACCAGCCTCTTCGGATGTTTTTGCAGTGGCTTTCTTCTTCGGAGGATCTAAAGCATCTGCTTCTTTACGAAGTCTTGCGGCTTCTTTGTACATTGAATCAGCTTGACTACGATAACTCTTGGCAATGTCTGTATCTGTAAGAACAGCATCGGGTGCTGCCTGAGCTCTTACGGGCGCAGAAACTGCTTCGGTAGTTGGCGCAGAATTTTTCTTGTCTTCTTGTGCTTTCTTAGCCTGAGCATTAGCCTGTGCTCCGCTGACAAAATTGCATAATTCGTCAACAGCACAGTTCTTCTGTTCAGCAATTAGAACATTTAATTGATCCAAAGGAACAGCAGCATTAACGGTAGGAGTCATTAAAACATCGCTAGTAGATACTTTTTGCAATCTTCCGTCTTGCTGTAATGCTGATAGCATTGGACGCCCATCTGGGAAATGACGAATAAACAACATCTCTCCAAATTCAAATGCTTCTTGTGCTTGATCAGTTTCAAGCAATTGCATAATTGCATCATGGTATTCATCTTTAAGTTGATTAACTTGAATCACTAAAGCTGAGTCTGATTCTCCCGGAAGGGTTCTAAACACTGTAATTACTTTAACCCCAGTGTTTTTGATCCTGCCAACGTGTTTAACTGGATTAGCCATATTATTCCTTTTTAGCAGTCACTGACTCTAGGAAAGTGTTAAGTTTATTATAAATTTTACCTACAGCTTCTAACTCAGCGGCCTTAAATGCTCCACGTGAACTTGCTACATCAATGATACTACGCAATGCTGCAAGATCATTGATGTTAAGATCTGCCCCGCCCTGACCATTAGCTTCAGCAGCTGGTGCAGTGGTTGGCTCTACTGGAGCGCCTGGTGATACTTTGCTTTCTTGTTGGTCCATTAGTTTCTCCTTAAATGTGGACAGGCTAACATAAAGTATGTTAGTTCTTTTTGATCTTCAAAAGCCACAAACGTGGCTGTTTTTAAATGTTCGTCTTTGTCAATAGTAGGCTGTTTGGCAATTGCGTACCGACCTTTTAATCGATTGCGGATCCAATTTTCTAGATTATCGCTGCCAAAACTAACTCCTCTATCATCAATTTTAAACTTCGCGAAATGCGGAGGAATATGAGATAGTGATCGTTTGTTTAAAACTTCTAAAGGGTTTAGATCGAACATGGTGAAATATTTATATAGTGTTATTATTCGGAGGTGGATTCTTGGCGCAGTCTTTTTGCTAGAGATCTTGCAGTGCCAAATTTCTTAACATCGCCTGAAAATAGATAAAGCTCAAACGCTGCTTTTTCAGATATTACAGTTATATGTTTTTTAGTTAGATGGAATGGAGTGTCCAGATATTGATCAAGCCAAACAAGTACCTGTGAACTTATGGTAAGCTCTTTTGGAATATCTATTTTATAGATTTTAATTTCTGCTTTGTCAATTAGAAAATCTAAACATTGATCGGTCATCCTTAACCCGCCGATATCTTTTCCGCGAGTGCTGAGCCACCAAATTGGACGAAAGTCTTTTATTCTTTTTTCATCTGCATCTACACCTGCAGCCCTTAAAAAAACTTCAGTGTAGGAATCTTTGCGATCCATGATATTACTTTATTTCTTCGCCTGTTGTGAGTTTATAAACAGCAAAGTCTGTAGATTTAAATAACCGATTAAGTTTTTTAGCAAGGTTGTGTGCATGACCGGGATTACTGAAACTAACTTTTTTATATTTAGGTCCAGGATAACTTGCTACTAGACTTCCGCTCTTTAAATTAAAAGGAGCACCTTTATAAAAAACAGCCCAAATGGCCTCGCTGTTGAGAATTTGCTCAACTTTAAAAGTTTCTTTATTTGCGTATTCTAGCAATATTTGGGGCTTAGGTCTGCTCATAACTATATATGTTCAATTAAGTACACATATATTTATGTTTATTTGAAGCCTCCACCATCAACCTGAACTTCTATTTCGGTGGTGTTTTGGCGAATTTCATTAAGCATAGCATGTATTTCCTGCATGGTTTTTGCCATTTTAGAAGTCATTATAGCTAATTCGCTAGTTAAATCTCTTGCTTCTTGAATACTTAACCTAATATCTTTTTGTTGACTGCGTTCAGCTGTATTCAGTCTTTGAATAAGACGTTCTACAGTGGGCATGGTCACTGGTTGATTATTTTGAGACATTTGACAATACCTGTTTCATTTCGAATTCTGTTTTGAATGGACCTTGGTACTGATATCTTTGTAGGGTAATAAGTTTAGGACAGAAACTTTTAACCCAGCCTTTGTCAAATTTAATAACATAGTATCCTGCACAGTAAAGGCTTTTACTATCTCCGCTCTTAGTAAAGAGTGGTAGTTTTCTTTTAACATCAAACATTGCATTGTGGGGTGTGGCCGAAGTTGCATACCCGTGTACCTCATTTGGTTCTGCGTCATCTGCTTCTTTAATAATTTTTGCAACAAAAAAGTTTTTGCCAAATTCTTTAGTTAGATCAACTTTGGTCTGATAAATTTTAACACCGGCTTCGTTGCTCATAACAAATCGATCGTCTTCGTTCTTTCTAAGTGTAGCAAATTTTGCTCCATCTTTCTCAACAATCCAAAATTTATTTTCAATTATTGGCTTAGCGTGTAATTCTTCCATGGCTTCCTCCAGACATGTATCAGTTTTATTTGGACATGTATCGTTATACTGACATACTTTCATTTGTGTACCTTGCATTAAGCGGCTCGGCATAGGCCTGTGCCTGATCTGAAATTTTCTTTAAATCATATAAATTACAGAATTTTATTAGACGAATCCCAACCTGACTGATATTTTTGTTTGCACTAGTTGCCTCGGCAATAGTTTCAGTCATAATAGTTTTAATGTCTTCGGGCTGTGCAGATAAATCAATCAAAACACGATTACGTTCATAATCATCTAGCACACGATGTTCTTTACCTTCGTGGTCGGTCCAACGTTGCAACATGAGATTGTTCCACGAGTAGCCTTTTAAGGCTCTGTCACCGTAGGCCTCACGGAGACCAACTTTATTCTTTGTCCCTTTCTCACGTACTCCCGGATATGCAGAGAACACGTTGTCTGAGGTATCGCCTCGCATACACTTCTCAAAGAGTAACCACTGGGGGTCCGGAATGGCTTTTGGCTCTTGAGTCTTTTTATCAATAACTCTCTTACCTTTTGCATCAAAGATACCTTCATGTGTAATAGTAGTTTCCATAACACCGTTGTATTGTTTTACGTTAGGTGCAATAAGTTGTACAAAATCTGTATCTGTGCTAACGATCACGTGGTTATCATTCGGATGACTCTGGATCCATCCAGCAATTAAATCATCTGCTTCTAGGCGTTGATGTTGCATAACTGTGCAGTTAGTTTTATCTTTAATAAAATCTTTAAATGTGTCAAAGGCTTCCCAAAAGATTTTTTCTTCGTCTGCTTCTCTTTCTGTATGTGCGGCACGAGCGGCAGCACGTTGAGCCTTGTAGGGAGCATAGTAGTCTTTGCGCCAGCTGCGACCTTCTAAACAGAAGACCACGTGACTACCGCCAAAGTCTTGCCAAGCCTTTTTAATACTGTTAAGGGTGATGTGAAAAGCCATGCCAAGTTTGATATCAGCATCTCCATTGATTACATGCCTAGCACGAAAAAACGTATTAGCAGTATCAACTAAAATATAGGTCATTTGTTATTCTTTTTAACAGTTTTAATATCAATAACGCCGGTATTAACAGCGCCTCCAAAATCTCCGTCAACTACTACATTAGCACATAGTTCACGGAACCAGCGATCTATGATTTCTTCATCGGCATCGCCGTCAAAACCATATCCCTCTTGCTTTAATTTTAACACAAAATCATCATTCCAGTCAAGCTCAAAAAAACCGTTGCGTATGTTATCTTTGTTAACGTGAGTGTTAAGTACACCTACCCACGGTTCTTTTAGTTTGGTAGCCCGATCTTTTGGACTTAGTTTAGCAATTTCTTCTGCTTCTTTAGCACGTTCTGCGGCATTGACTGCATCTTCCGCAACTTTTTTAGCGGCTTCTGCTTGCTTTAGACTTTCTTCAGTTTGGATTCTAAGTTTATCAATGCCAAACAATTTTTCTACAAATTTACGCATTAGGTTCCCCACTCGTTTTTAAATAATGGTACCTGAAGCCTATCACTGTATCTTAGTCCTCTAGCCATTGCTAATTCTGCAACACGGCGATTATTTAATGTGTAGACACTTTCAACGCCACCTACAGGCATTAGATAGATTGGTCCATCAAATCCTGCTTTACGATATGCCCCGATCGCACATTCTGCATCCGCAACATCTTGTTCAGTTGCTACTACAAATTTAAGATAAGTGTAACCTACATCCTCGTATTCGTAAATAATAGAAGGACATATAGCATCTTCCCACTTCTCGCCACTGCAAGGTAATTTAGGACTAACGCTGAATGTAATAGATTCGCACCAAGATTTGTTATTCCGCAATTTCCATTTGTTTAAATAATCTTTAAATTCTAGTGTAAGTTTCTGAGTACCGTTTGTTTCAAACGTAATCTCTTTAAGCCTATGCATACTATCATGCTCTAATAAATCCGGATAAGCACGTTGCCAACCTAGCAACGGTTCACCACCTGTAATCACAAGATGTTCTTCTTCCCAACGCTTGTGAGGAAGTATTTCCATAATGCGATTTACAATACCATTACTTTCCATCATTGGACTAAGATCTTTAAAGCGTGGATCCCAGCTAGCATAACTATCACAGCCTGTAGCTACCAGCGGCAAGTCTTTATAATCCGTATAAGGAGTATTACTATGAGCGAAAGAAATATTTTCAACTTCTGTACTCAGTTCACCACGCGGCATACCAAAGCCTGCACATTTAAAGTTACAACCAAATGTACGTAGGAACACACTAGGCACACCCATATAGCGGCCTTCACCTTGTATGCTGTAAAACAGCTCTGCAATTTTAATTTTACTCATAGTTTATTATACACTCTTTTTCTCTAAAGACCAAGAACCATCTCCCCGATCTGTCCATTCTAATATGTCTCCTTCTTTCCAACCTGCCTGTTCTAATAGGTCTGGAGGGAATTGGAGTATAGCATCCCCAGTAGCTGGATCTTCCTCAACGGTCAAGGTCCAGGAGTTGCGATCCTGTCGCTCAGTAACATCTTGCATATAAAAGCATCCTCTTCTGTGTTAAAATAAAAAGTCATTTTGTCCATAGCTGGACTATATCGAAATCGATCACCGGGTAATCCAAACACTTCAATGACCATAGCACAGGTTTCATTCCACCAAAACCCACTTTGGCCGTCATGCCAAGGAACAATAATCTCTGTATTCATTCCGGTAACGCTGTAAACCGTGACAAGAAGCTATCTCGATAACAACTATATTCTCGAGGAGGGTCACCTAATTCGTCTCGATAGTAAATCCAGACTCCGTCATCTAGATATACCTCTGATAATACTATAAATTTTTTACTATGATCATTTCCGGTCCAACGACTACCTTCTTTTATTCTCATAATTCGTCTCCAAAACATTTATCAATCCAACCTGCCGCCGCACATATCCAACCGTAACTCATTGGATCATCCCAATACAGTAATGCAAGAACTGCCGATAAGGCAGTTATTACAATAGCTAATGATCTCTTCATTCGTCTTTGGCCCAAGACTTAGAAAAATGATTAACTGCTTCGTAAGCATCGAGCTGTATATGATATTCTTCTTCGGTTAATCCGTGCCAGCCAATACACTTGCCTGTCGGACTGCGACCACAACCACATTTTCCAATTTCGTCTGCGGTTTCTTTGACTCTTACCTGCATATCTTTATCCTTTTTACCAAATATTTTTTCAAAACTGTTAGCATATTCTTCTTGACTTACACTAAACGGTCTTGGTTTTGAACCCTTGCCATTCATTTAGCCCACCACTCTTCGTAAGGGAATTCAATCCAGACATCTTCTTCTGCCTTATTTACTTCCATACCCCAGTAGTTCATTCCTATATTACATTGACTTGAAAGATTGTCAACTACAACAGCAAATCGAACATTATTGCCCCAAACATGTTCCCAACGATCATTATCGGGAAAGCAACCACTGGGCCAATCTTTCATAATCCAATTGAGCGTGGTGCCCTGATCGTTGATATCATCAACAACAAGGATATTCTTACCTTCGTAAGCATCTTCGCCCATGCCTAAGTTACTAACGGTGTTTCCGCCGTCTCTTAAACTAATATCTAGAGATTGCATAGGGATATCAAAATAATGACTAATCATTACAGCAGGCAATAGTCCGCCTCTTGTAAGACCTACAATATAATCTGGCCGCCAGCTATCAAATGTAATTTGTTTACAGATACTGGCGATTAGATTTTTAAATTTTTTGTTTTTAATTATGAGCTTGTTCATATCGTTCTTTCAAATATTGTTCGTGTTGTATCCATCTGTTGTTAACTAGAAATCCCCAATCTCTTTTCTTAGGACCGGGCATAAACAGTGTCCATGCTGTTACGCTAGGATCAAGCTCAATGCGATGATAGCTATTAGCCCCGCATATACGAAAACTGCCGGGTCCTCGCCATACACACATTTCAGCGATCTTGTTACCCTTGCTGTCAAACTGTGGAAGCCATTCATAATATCCGCCTTTTAAAATTAATGTAGCATAGGGCCATGGATGATCATGAACATCATCAGGGTCGCCCTTTAAGAATTTATGCAAGAACACATTAAAAGGAAAACGGTCTCTATCTTTTAAAAACAAATAGTAGCGTTCAAGATAAGGTTCATCACTTTGACGATCCATAACAATACGCTTGCGACCTATACGCTCTAAAAAATCTAGAAACCATTTCATCTACACGTCTCCAAAAACTCATTAAGTCTATGCACTGCCTCGTTAAAATCAACAGCCCATACTTCAGCTTCAATAACATTGTCTTCAATTTTCATGTCAAAAGGTACAACACCGTTAAATCTAAAATCACCCGGCACATCTGTTTGAACAATATATTTCTGCAAATTTTTAGCCCTAAAAATTAAATTATGGGCCATGTCTACTGAATTCATAGTGTTACCTCTTGATATTTAGATGCTGGATATCTTTCTTGCAACCATTCTAACAATCCAGGTTCCCAGGGAAGCTGAATGTCACCTGACCGATTTGTAATTATTCTCATCGCGGAGCAAACTCCTGTTGCATTTTAATGTTGTCAAAGAATTCTTTCTTTGTTCCTTGGTCACTATTAAATGCACCACGGAGAACTGTAGTCTGTGTCAAACTTGAGTGTGCCATAATGCCTCGATTTTCACAACATCCGTGTGTGGCTTGAACATAGACTGCTACGTTCTCGCTGTCTGTGGCTCGCATAATTTCACGGGCTATGTCGTTACACAGTTCTTCTTGTAAGGTGCCGCGACGAGCACACCATTGGGCAATACGTGTATACTTGGACAGTCCGATGAGCTTTTGGGCGGCAATGATTCCGATGTAGGCAACGCCACTAACAGGCTGATGATGATGGCTACACATACTACGAAGCTCACTCCTAACCACCAACATACCTTCATAGCGATCTTTACTATCGTTTGGAAAAGCTGTTGCATCTGGTGCTGGTTCATATCTACCTGCCATTACTTCATTAAAGTACATCTTAGCAAGACGTTTTGCTGTGCCTTTACTGTTTGGATCGTTTTCACGATCAATTAACAAGCAGTCTAACACTTTTTCAAATGCTAGAGTTGTTTCGTCGATTAATTGTTCTTTCATTTTGTCATCAATGTATTCACTGATGTTGTCTCCAGCCCAGAATCTTTTGCCATTGCGTTTCATTACAAAACCCAAATAGTTATGTGCTGTGCCTTCTTGATAACCGCTGTCGCCATACATAGCGTCAAGTGCTGTTTTATCTGTCAATTAAATTTCTCCGAGTTAATGTCGTGGATGACATAAATTACTATTTTAACATCTCTAATAGTTTATTGCAACTAAAAAAGTTTTCTTTTAATTCATACACCTGTTTATTTAGGTTAGGTAAGAATTTTTCATAATTGTTTATATACTGCATAATCTTGTTACAGACTTCTGGGCGATGAGCTTCGTAGGCAGTGTAATTTTCAGTCCATTCACTAGGATACTTAAATGTATCAAAAGCCATTTCGCTATAGCTAAGTCTATCTGGCACCATAGGAATAGCATTGACTAATGCACCTTCGTACCAGCTAATACCTAGGGTTTCTTGTAAGTTAGCACTAAACACCAACTTAGCTTCGCCTAGTAAATTATGATATTCATTCTTTGTTAACTGCTGGTCTTGACACACAACAAATTCATATTGCGGTAGGTATTGTTTTAGATCACGGAAAATTTCAACCTGCTTCTCTGGCGCTATGCGATGAGGAAACAGTATAAGGTCACGTTTTGGCATGCCTTTATACATAGTCAATGTATTTTCCATATACTCCATAGGCCACCCACTGCGTACAATCTTACCTTCATTGACAAATTCCTGTACAGTATCTTCTAGTGTTTCATCTAAAAGATTTTTACAAAATAAATCAATATGGAACTGTGAAGCAAAATAATTGTGATCAAAAGATGCAAAGAATGATTTCTCGGCATGTCTAACCCAAGGAGCATCTCCTATAAGGCGTCCTAGGAAGTCTTGCGGATCATACGATCCAGCATGCCATAAGCCGTGTGTAACTACCGGGATGCCCAGCAATTCACTCATGTACTTTAGGTTAATGATGCCCGGGTGCCAAGCATCAGTAAAGATAAAATGATCGCCGGCCTTGACGGATCCTGCACAAAAAAGTCTTCCAAGCTGTTCAACTTGGTTTGCCTTATAGATATTAGTGCCCCCAAAATTAAGAAATGCACCAGGAGTAGTGGCGCTAGGAATATCGCTAGGGCCAGAGATAACTTTGACATAGTGTCCTGCCTTTCGTAAGAGTGCAGGTACATGGGCCTTCCATTGACCCGTGTACCTTGTCTCGACTGCTTCTAGATCAACGAGAAAAACGTTCATTGTTGTTGTATCTCGGTTTATTACCTTGATAAGGTTTACGCTCGCCTCGGTCTACCCAAGGTCTACGTGGGCGTTGACTATCAAGGAAGGCCTTGTAGTTAACGTTAGCACGATCATAAAGATGTGCCGGGTTAAAATCGCATAACTCCATTCTGCAGAAATTGTGATATGCCTCTAGGTCGTCAAAGACCTTACTAACTTCGGGCTTCATTGTAAGATACTTCTTAAGCCATTCTTGAGCCATTATAGCTTTCCTTATTAATACTTGATAAAAGAACCATTTTCTCCGTCTTCGGAGACCTCAATCCAAACCTCACGGTTGGGATACTTTTGTGAAATGATGTCATATAAATCACCTGACATCATCTCGCAACTCTTGTGATCTAAACTTAGTGTAGCATCTTTGTAAAGATTTTCCAACCATCTCTTGAACTGAATAAACTCAATATCTCGGTCATCATGTGTTACACTTATCCAAACTTTAAAGTGGAAGATGTGACGATGTTCGTTAGCAAGAAACGAAACATCATATTCGTCGCCTGTGGCTAGACTAGGATCAGTTGCTGCCGCAGGATAACGATGCATACCTTCTTTACGGAAAGTAACCCAAATCATTTTGTTTGGACGATGGTCTTGACGAATAATCATACTGATAATAGTCCTTTAGCGAATGATTGAATTTCTTCCCTAGTCATATGGAAGTTATAGGTGCTGACAGAATCTACATCACCTTTATCGTTAAGGCATTCCTGAATAACATCAACAGCCATTAGTCCTTTAGGGCTAATTGCTTCCCACGATTCTACACGCACTCTAAATGCAGAATCTTCTTTAACTGTAAATTTTTTTACATTTAAACTTTCATGTTTCATCTCAAACTCTCCAAAGTGATAATTTTTGCTAACTCTTCTCCAAGATCTTTGTCTTCAGTAACCACATGCAGACTGTGTCGGTGATCATCTTTTTGACGATCATACTTAGTGGTTTCGATAATAGTTCCACCACTGGCACTATAAACATTTAGTCTAAATCCCTGCGACTGAATGTTCGGTCCTTCACTGTCAACGGAAATCAGCTGATTACTATACTCTTTGTCGTCGTTCATTAACCAGTTGCGAATTCTTTGTTTAAATGTTAATTTCATAGGTCTTTCTTCTACATATTGTCTTCTTGGTCTAACCATAGACGAGGATTTAGTCATTGACCGCTGTAAGCGATGAATAGACTTTGCGGTTGATGCTACCGCTTGCCCGTATCCACTCATTTAATAATCTCATCTTTACCATATTGATCCCAGCTAGTAAACTTATTTCTATCTAGTAGGTCGTGGAGGTTATGGCACCACACTCCAGGATTAGTTGCTTTAAAATCTTTGTCGTCTAGCTTTATTGTAGCATTATATCCTAGCTGTTGTAAATAGGGCAGTTTAACTGAAATCTGCGGAATGAACTGACGCTTCTCAGTTAATCCACTTTCAAGCAAGCCTTCTACTTCGCTGACATCAAAGTCTAGCGTACACCAAAGATCATATTCACTGTCAAGGCAGACATAGATCATATTCTCCCAAGGACGCCATGTTTCACTATCGTTAACACCGCCTGTCTTAAAACTTTGATTAGCACCAAAGTAAATGTGCGTTATATGTTTACTCTGATCAGTGTATGATCTAGATTCTTTGACAATATCTAAAATTGTATAGGGATCGTGAACACCCACTACAAATAAAGTTTTCATTCCATATGCAGGAGTCTTTTCAATCTCTACGCCTGTAAAGAATGTGATGCTGTCTGCAACACCTGTGTCATAATCTCTTTTCATTTGTCGTCTTTTGGAAATGCCTGACTAAATGGCCAAGCGGTTGAAGGTTCTGGTCTAGGTTTTAATTTAATGTTCTCTTCTACTATTATACCATCATTATCGCAAAGGTCAACCTGAAATGGAGCCAATACATGGATAGCAGAATCTTCTTCTTGCCAATCATGCTCGCCATCGAACAACCAAGCCGCACCGCCTTCATAGTATGCTTCTTTGATGGCTTCTTGTTCTTCTTCAGAAATATCATCGCTAAACTCAAACCAGCAAGCACAGCTATCATCCAGTTCTGATCCCCAACCTGCGTTAGGATCGCAGTAAGCAAGGTCACTGCCTTCGTATGGTAAGTTACAGTCCATGTCAGCTTCAATAAAACCTTGACCCCAACGATATGTTTCATCTAGGTTAAACCAACTGATACTACCGTCCGCATTTTCACGGAACATCTCTACGTGATATACAACACTTTTCTTTTCAAGAGGTGTAATGCGATATACTTGACTCATTGTTGCTCCACAAAGTCATAAGACTTTTTAAAAATAGGACCATCACAAATATAAAGTTCACCGTCAATGCCACGCATTAAATAGTCGCCTGGCTTGCCTTGTTTGTAATTGCCTTCTAAGGTATTCACACGGAATTCGTGATCTATCTTTAGAGCATGAACAACAATGGGTCGCTTAACACATGGCCCCATGCCTTCTACTTGTTCGAATGTATCAAATGTTTTCATAATTATTTTTTGTTGAAAAGATTTTTAATTGATTGAATTAGATTATAGAATCTAAAATGATAGTCTGTTAACATAGGTGGATGTAAAGGGCAGCGACCCTGACGGTAATCACACTTAGAGTCATACTCCTTACCGCAGGTGCTGCACTTATTCTTCAAGTCCGTTTGATCTAGCATATTCTGCCCGTTCTTTTTCTCGTTTCTCTTCACAGGGCTCGCAGTAAGTATGCACCCAACCACCGCCCTTGCGTTCTCCAACATTACCACAACCTTCACAGGTTACACCACTCATGCTCTCAGCCATACGTACCATACCATCAATAATTTCGTCTCCACCTGTGTAGTAGAATCGTAATGTACCAAACTTTTCTTTAACTTGGTCTAAGGTCACTTGCGGAATAGATTCAGGAATCACTCTAGGCTCATCGGGATGTTCCTTGTTCCATTCTATATTCCAATTGCGTTGTTTTTCTTTCCAGTCAATATGATGTTGAATATTACCCATAAGCTGATTAAGGATATTGTACCAACCATCACCACATGCAAATCCCCAACACATACAAGTTTCTTGCATGTTCTTGTTGCGGTTGACCATCATCTTTGGATACTTCTCACACAACAACGAATCTAGTTCTTGTCTCATCACCAATCCTTTATGCCAGATACTTCTATTTCAAAAGAGCCGCGAAGGCCGCCAATTTCTCTAGCAAAGGTCATACTAGTAATTGATCCAATACCACTGCTAGAGTCTTGCTCGAGTTCAAAGACATCTAAATCAGGAAACTGATCTAGAACCTCTTTGATTTTTTCTATGTCTTTTCGAGTTAGAAAAATATTAGTCATTGATTTCTTCACGTAGTTGCTTGTGTTTAAGTATAGCAATTTCGTCTTTTAAATGCAACCTTTGTTTCTTCAATTCTTCAAGTTTTAGGTCTTCAAATAGCCCATTCTTTTCCAATGTGTCTACTTTCTTGTCTAGAGCACGATGTGCTTCTTCCAAATGTTTAATTCTCATTTCGTACATATTACACCTCTTCAAATAAACTTGTGAACATTTGATTTGTATAAGAATATCTTTTCCGATTGTCACCAAACTCTTTTGTTTTCTTTTGATGACAATTTGCACATAACACTTTTAAATTTGATTCACTAGTGTTTAGTTTGTCTCCGTCGTGATGGTCAATAGTTAAACTAGTGTTTAACGGATCTTTACAAAACCATCCCAAGTATCCGGATTTATTTTCACAACCTTTTGATTGCATCCACTCGTCTACTTCAAATCGAAGAACAGTTCTGTGTATATCACAGAATGTTTTCCACTTCCAAGTAGGACTACCATCTTTTTTAACATAACCTTTATGGTATCCTACTTGAGAAGTGCAGGATGGTAAACTACATTTTGGAGAATGTAGCCTAGACAATGATCTCATTTTGCTTCCTGTTCTAAAAACTCTGCTTCTAATTCTTCTAAAATATTTTCATCTAGTTCAGGCATAGCACTAACAGCACTCACACTTTTGTCTAACACAACATCATCGTGATCAAACAAGTTACTGAATGTGTTGTTGGCATTGCCTCCACGTAGACGCATACCCATCATGTTGTTTAACATTGGACGAGCATCTTCAATCATTTGCATAGGAGTTTCGGATTTGAAAAGTTCTTCAACAAAACGATCAAAGTAAAGAATGTTGCGTGGAACCCACTCTGAATACTCATCGCTCTTGTCAGCATCTTTGACTTTTTTCCATAGTCTCCAGTCTGGCTGTGCCTTGTGACGTTCAATGTCCATTAATGTGTTAGCACGTTGAACAGCAACAATATGGCAATATGTATTATGTGCCATCATTAGAGCATAACCAAAGCTATCCCAAGCAGTCTTGCCTTCTTTGCCTATCTTGTTTAGCATTCCTGG